AGATGAAACAAAAAGGATAAAGGTAGATTCGGTTATCTTAGATACTGGTGCAAGTGGATGTTTTATAAATTCTAAACTTATTAAAGCCCTTGGAATTGATTTAACTCCTGATGGTGGCACAAGCATTGGCATTGAGGGAACCGAGAGAAAAAATGATGCTGCAATTTATGGAATTAAGTTTTCTGATGACTTTTATTTCAATTGCAAAATGAAGGCTAGTGAAACATTACCTGTTGCGATGTTGCTTGGAATGGATGTACTAAGTCAATTATACAAATGGGAAATCAAGCGTGATGGTCTCAATGATATTGAAGTGTATTTTGAGATGCATGCAGATGAATAGCATATAATTATAAGCTCACTTTTGTGGGCTTTTATTTTGCACGGACTACCTAGTGGTGGTCTTTTTTATTACCAAAATGGAGGTGAATCAATGGCAAAAGATGGAACTAGCCGTGGTGGTAGTAGAATTGGTTCTGGTAAGAAACCAACCACGAAAAAGAAAGTTCAAGCTTTAAATAATGACATTCTTGAGACAGTTGATTTAGATGCTCCTGATGTCATTGAAGGTGTCGCTATTCCACCTATGAAAGAATATCTAAAAGCCAAACAAAAGAATGGCAAAGAAACATACGCTGAAGAAATCTACAAAGCAACCTATGTATGGTTGAAGAAAAGAGGATGCGACAAGTTAGTATCACAGCAACTAGTCGAGAGCTACGCTTTATCCTGTGCTAGGTATATTCAATGTGAAGAGGCTATCTCTGAATTTGGTTTTCTTGCAAAGCATCCTACTACAGGAAATGCTATTGCATCACCTTATGTACAAATGAGTCAAAGTTATATGAAACAGGTTAATAATACCTGGTATCAAATTTATTCAATCGTTAAGGATAATGGTTCTGCTGATGTTGAAGAACTAGATAGCCAAGACATTATGATGGAACGATTGTTAGCAGCAAAGAAGGGTCACTAATTATGGTGACTTTTTATTTTGAAAGGAGTGATTGAATGCTAAAAGTAATTGAGTTATTCGCAGGAGTAGGAGCTCAACGAAGAGCCTTACAAAAAGCAAATATTGATCATCAAGTAATAGCTATTTCTGAAATCGATAGGTACGCAATTCAAGCTTATAACGCAATTCATGGCGATACTCCAAACTTAGGAGATATTAAAAAAATTGAAAAACTACCTAAAGCGGACCTATGGACTTATTCATTCCCATGCACTGATATTTCTTTAGCAGGTCGAATGAGTGGATTTGAAAAGGACAGTGGTACGCATTCGTCACTTTTATGGGAAGTTCAAAGATTGCTATCTACAGCAAATGATGATGGAACTTTACCAAAACTTCTATTGATGGAAAACGTAAAAAACTTACTTAGTAAGAAGTTTAAGCCTTTGTTTGATGAGTGGTGTAAATATCTTGAGGACTTAGGATATAAAAATTTTTATAAAGTCCTAAATGCAAAAAATTATGGTATTCCTCAAAATAGAGAACGTGTATTTATGATTTCAATTAAGGATACTGATGAATTGTATCAATTTCCATCTGAAATCAATCTTGATACAAAATTAGGAGATTATTTAGAACCTGTGGTTGATGAAAAATATTATCTTTCAGCAAAGTTGATTGATTGTTTTACAGATATGAAAAATCGCAATGGATTATTACGAGGAATGCAGTTCACGCCAAAGTTTGCAATTAAGGATAAAATTGCCAGAACAATTACAACAAAGGCGGGTTCAAGACCTTGTGATAATTATATTGTTGAACCTGTTATCACGCTAGATGGAAAGGTTATAGTTCCTCAAGCAACAAAAGATGGATACGCCATTGCTGAAATAGGAGATGGAATATATACCAATAGATGTATTTCAAAAAGAGGAGTAGTTCAAAAGGATAAAATTCCAACCTTAAAAACTAGTGTTAATGATATTGCTGTTGTAGTTACTAAAGATTCAGAAAACTACATTCAGTGGGAGCAAAAAGGGTGGTTCGACATGGAATGTAGAGCATACAAAGAAGACAAAGTATCTGGAGCATTAAATACACGTGGGCATATGAAAGTTCTCACAAATGATGTAGCAATCAGAAGACTCACCCCACTTGAGTGCTTTAGACTTATGGGATTTGAGGATGATGATTATAAAAAAATTAAAGACTTAAACATATCCGATACCCAGGCATACAAAATGGCAGGTAACTCAATAGTAGTTAACTGTCTTACAGAAATTTTTAAGAAATTAAAGGAGATTATTAATTATGATTGAAAAAGTTAATCCATGTCATCCAGATAAGGTGGCTGATAGAATCGCAGGAGCTATTGTTGATCTAGCATACAAACAAGAAGAAAATCCAAGAATTGCAGTTGAAGTTTTAATAGGTCATGGGAAATGTCATATCATTGCAGAAACTTCCGCATTCCTTGATATAAATGATATTTCAAAAGCGGTTCATAGAATTGCTGGAGACATTCAAGTTGACTGTGTAATTGTGCCTCAAGATAGACACCTATCTGATAACCAAGAAGGCGCAATTAGATGTGGCGATAACGGAATTTTCAAAGGAGTGCCACTTACGAAGGAACAAAAAGAACTATCACAAATCGCACATAAGATATTTGCTTCTTATCCTTGTGATGGTAAATACATCTTAAATGGCGATAGGTTAATAATCTGCCAAAGTAATGCTACAACTGAAGACTTAAAGAAAGAGTATCCAAATGCAGAGATTAATCCATTAGGTTATTGGACAGGAGGAACTGATGTCGATACTGGTGCAACCAATAGAAAACTAGGTTCTGATATGGCTGATTCAGTAACTGGTGGTGGACTTCATGGAAAAGATCTATCCAAAGCAGATGTCAGTGTAAATATCTACGCTTGGTTGAAGGCTCAAGAGACAGGGGTTCCAGTTGAACTCTGCTGTGCTATTGGTGATGAGTACATTGATAATAAACCTTATGAAGAAATTGTAGCGATTGCACGTGAGTTCATATTTGATTTAGGAGGATTTGAGAAATTCGCTGAATGGGGGTTGGTATAATGAAGACAACTAAAGAATTGACATTAATTGAAATTGATAAGTTAATTCCTTATATCAATAACGCTCGTACACATAGTCCTGAACAAATCACAAAGCTTAGAAGTTCATTGAGGGAGTTTGGATTTATTAATCCGGTTCTTATCGATAGGAAATATAACGTGATTGCAGGTCATGGTAGACTTGAAGCAGCAAAAGCTGAAGGAATAAAAGAGGTCCCTTGTGTATATGTAGACCATTTAACTGAAGCTCAAAAGAAAGCGTACATCATTGCTGATAACCGTATGGCAATGGATGCAGGTTGGGATGAAGAATTATTAAAAGTTGAATTAGAGGCTCTCGAAGGGGAGTCTTTTGATTTATCCCTTACTGGATTTGACGAAGATGAACTTGCAGATCTATTTAAATCGGATGAAGCACCTATTGAAGATGATGATTACGATTTATCTGAGGCTTTAGAAAAAGCAGCATTCGTTGAAAGAGGCGACCGTTGGATTGTTGGAAGACACGTTCTTTATTGTGGTGATGCTACAAATAAAGATGATGTTGATAAATTAATGGATGGAAAGAGTGCAAACCTAGTACTAACTGATCCACCTTATGGAGTTTCTTTTAAATCAAGTTCTGGCTTAACCATTAAAAATGACTCAATGAAGAATGATGAGTTTTATAACTTCTTAAAGTCCGCCTTTGATAACATGGTGGCTCATTGCGAGAAGGGTGCTGCAGGATATGTGTTCCACGCAGATACGGAAGGCTTGAACTTTAGAAAAGCATTCATCGATTCAGGATTTCATTTAGCAGGTTGTTGTATCTGGGTTAAAGATAGTTTGGTTCTAGGACGTTCTGATTATCAATGGCAACATGAACCAGTACTTTATGGTTTCTTACAAAACGGAAAGCATAACTGGTATTCGGATAGAAAGCAAACAACTATCTGGAATTTCAAAAAGCCTAAAAGAAATGAAAACCATCCAACCTCTAAGCCACTAGATCTTTTATCTTATCCACTTCAAAACAGTACAAGAGAAAATGCTGTTGTCATTGATACCTTTGGTGGTTCTGGTTCGACATTGATGGCTTGTGAACTAACAAATAGAATCTGCTATACGATGGAACTTGATGAAAAGTATGCATCAGTAATCCTTAGACGTTACGTTGATAATGGTGGAGATCCTTCAGGTGTTTACTGCATTAGAAATGGTGAAAAAGTAATGTACGCTGATGTAGCTAAGGAAGTTGAAAAAAGAGATGGTAGCCTTGAAGAAACACCATCAAATGACTTGATATAAATCGCCTTTAGAGTGATATATACATAGCACAAAGGAGGTTTATAAATATGACTAAAGTTGAATCATTAAGACTTGAACTTGAAAGAATGTGTAACGAAACTCAAACAAGACTATCTGGAATGCAAAAGCTAGTAGAGTACTACATCAGCTCACTTGGTTGGTCTGAAGAAAAGGCTCTTCAATATGCACTTGCATTATTCCACAATGGCACAGTTACACAAATTAAACTACTCGGTAAAGATGGTGAGGAGCTATGAGAATAGCAGAGCTTGAATCATTAAGAAAAGAGTATCCCAAAGGTGCTCGAGTAGAATTAGTTAAAATGGATGATATTCAGGCACCACCTATTGGAACAAAAGGAACAGTAGTTGGAGTTGATGACATTGGATCAATTATGGTTAGTTGGGATAATGGCAGTTCACTAAATGTTGTTCTTGGTGAAGATGTAGTAAAAGTCATTAAAAACTAGAAATTTATATATCAAAGATATATAAAAATAGTTAAAAAATATACACAAAATGACTTGCTATTATGTCCTTTTAGAGTGATATATATACACGACGAAGGGAAGAAAAACCTTCAAGGAGGACAAAGAAATGAAGAACACAGAATACCAAATTAACAATATGAAACAACAAACAATCGGAGTAGAGATTGAAATGAATTCAATTACAAGACAAAAAGCAGCTAAGCTAGTTGCTGAGTACTTCGGAACAAGAGCCTGGAACGCAGCAAGCGAATACGGATATTGCAGTTGGGCTTGCAAGGACCAACAAGGCAGAGTTTGGAAATTCCAAAAGGATGTATCAATTGCAGGACCAGACGATGAGAAATGTGAACTTGTAACTCCAATCCTTACTTACAGCGATATGGATGACTTACAAGAGATTGTTAGAATTTTAAGAAAAGCAGGTGCAAAAAGCGACGCTTCAAGAATGTGTGGAGTTCACATTCATATCGGAGCACAAGGGCATACACCAAAGACAATGAGAAACCTTACAAACATTATGGCGAGCCACGAAAGCCTACTTACAGAAGCCTTAGACCTTGATAGAAATAGAGTATCAAGATACTGCAGAACAGTTGACGTTAGATTCCTTAAGGAAGTCAACAAGAAGAAACCTCAAACAATAAGCCAATTTGCAGACGTTTGGTACAAAAGCCAAGGCGAAGATTATGCAAGAAGCCACCATTACAATGGTTCAAGATACCACATGCTTAACTTCCACGCTACCTTCACAAAAGGAACAATTGAATTCAGATTATTCCAATTTGATGAACCAAAGGATGGAAAAGCAAACGGACTTCACGCAGGACAACTTAAGAGCTACATTCAATTATGCTTAGCCCTTAGCCAACTTGCAAAGGATGCAAAAAGCGCATCAGCAAAACCTCAACAACATGAAAATCCAAAATACGCAATGAGAACTTGGTTATTAAGATTAGGTTTCATTGGTGAGGAATTCAAAACAGCAAGAGACTTCTTAACAAGAAGACTTAGCGGTGATTGCAGTTTCAGAAGTGGGGTAAGACCTACTTTTCAAGCAGCAATGTAGGGAGGTGAGAATGATGAGCAAATATTACTTAGCATACGGAAGTAACCTTAACATTAGACAAATGGCTTACAGATGCCCAACCGCTATTCCAGTAGGCATAGCAGTAATAAAGGATTATCGTTTGAAATTCAAAGGTAGCAAAACTGGTTCATACCTAACAATTGAAAAAGCAAAAGGATATGAAGTTCCTGTAGCTGTATGGAAAGTTGAAGATGAGGATGAACTTCATCTAGATTGCTATGAAGGTTATCCTACCTTTTACTACAAGAAGGAAATCGAGATAGATTTCATTAGCATAAAAAGAAAACTACCACATCACGCTAAAGCATTTGTATACATAATGCACGAAGATAGAAAACTAGGAATACCAACAAAGCATTATATTGATGTTTGTTTGGAGGGATATAAAGCATTTGGTTTTAACCCAGTAAGATTACTTGAAGCCATTAATTTATCAAAGGAGGATGTCAAAAATGGAAACAACTAAGATTTGCCCTAAGTGTGGAAAAACTTATCGAGGACACCCTGCAATATCAAGGGTAGATAACGAAACGCCAATATGCCCAGAATGCGGAACAAGAGAGGCTCTTGAAGGGCTAGGAATACCGCCTGAGGAAATTGAAAATATCATTCATACAATTCCAAAAGTTGAAGATAAATAAAATGTTGAAGTCGGCTACGGTCGGCTTTTTCTTATGACAAGGAGGAGGAATTTGTGAGAAAACTAAAAAAATATGTTCCAACAAAGTTCAAAGCAAAAGACTCCACTTACGATAAAGAAGCAGCTGATTTTGCAGTGAACTTCATTGAATGTTTATGCCATACAAAAGGAACGTGGGCTGGTGAGCCTTTTGAACTTATCGATTGGCAAGAACAGATTATAAGAGATATCTTTGGCATTCTTAAGCCTAATGGATATAGGCAATTCAATACAGCCTACATTGAAATTCCAA